GTTTCATAGGCCATTAAAGCATTTAACCTCTACAGGGTGCCACTCGCAAGGCGGACTTAGGGACCCAGAAACGGCTAATTCAAATCACGCTCAGTAAAGACTTCCAACAATGGATAGTCCACCATAGCGAAAATAGAATTATGTTCGGAAAGAGCTGCGCGCAATGCATCTTCCAACAAACGAGCATCAAAACCATAACGCTCCTGAAAGAATAACATAGTTTCTTCGGTAGCATTATGGATGCCCGTCGCCATGCTCTTATACACGCTACGATCATCGACGTATTCAACCTCCTTGACATCTTTAAGTAACTTACGACAATGTTCAGCGTATACCCGGATAACTGGCACAAATCCGGCTTCAATGGTGAGCCCCGTGATCATACCTTTAATCTCGGGTTTGTCTAGAGGTTTAAGACCAAACCCAATCTTGGGCAATCGTTTACCAATTTTAGGACCCAGCACATAGCCAGTGTCAGTGGGCCAAAACAATGAAGAACAATATTCCACTTCGGCCCAACTGCAACTAGTCTTGCACTTGGTAGTAAAACCCAATTTACGATTCTCCCCAACAATAAAGGTGCGCAATTTACACTGCTCCTTATCACTGAGCTCGCCATAAATGACGATCAAGCCATCGTCACCATGGACCAACATTTTGTAATCATCCTCCCGAAAACCATATTTACTAAGGATCCAATCAGTCTTCGATCCATTAGTCCAAGTATTATCCTGAGAAGTATCAGCACGCCCACTAGGTTTAGTATAAGGAACCTTATAGCTAGACCCTTTAAAAGTCCAGCCACGCACCACACTGGTCGAGTCGTCAACAACCTTGGCCAAATCATATTTACAAAGACCAACGTGGTTTTTAAACACTCGACCATTAGCACGAGCTCCAGCCCCTAAGTGAGCATCATAACGGCTTTCATCACACTCCACAATTGTAACGGGAATTCCATCAAATTGTGCTCGCCACACACCAATGGCCTCAGCCGTCATACCTCCAGTATAACAAATTCGGAAGTCGGAGTTCCATTGAGCAGCCATAATCTTCGTGGCATGCCAAATGAAAGGACCATATGACACATTCATCTCGTCACTACAAGCTTGAATGGCCCTAGGGTCAAAATCCTCCACTTCCAATCCCCCCTTCATGGTACACTCTCGCTTAATGAACATCTTGTAAATCAAATCTTTTGGGTTAAGACCATCTCTCTTGACCCGAAAGTAAGCTAAAACATTAGCCTGACGTCTCTTCGGTGGCAGGTGATTATTCCATGAATTAAACAAATCATCATGGTTACCTGTCACAGTAGGGAAATCAGTCACAAGACGTTCACTATGCGCAATCACATCCACCCACGCCGAAACCAACGCTTTTGGCGTATCCAAAAGAGCTCTATTAACAAGGGCTCGCGATTCATTATTCAATGATGGACACGGAACAAGTGGTATGTAATTAGAGAACGTTACACAATTGGAATGCATCTGCGGTCTCTGCTCCTTATCAACCTCATCAACAGGCCGATACACAGCTCCAGGTTTCATTGGCTTAAGAACCATATTAGATTCATAACCAGGCAAACCCTTAGGCCATGCACAACGAGCATCAAATGGTCGAGAGGGGGCAGAAGACCGGTCGTTGTTATAGACTTGAACCGTCACGCTGTCTGGCTCACAAGCCGTGACACGAGCGCAGCATAACCAGTTCTCAAGTCTCATAACCCGCCCAAAAGACTCGTACATCCGCAAGTATTTAGGGCGGCACAGATTATTGAAAGCATCCATCTCGTCCGCCAAAGAATGAATAAATGCCATCGCACTCCCATAAACAGCACAATGAAGCTTAATGGAAGTCGGCATTAATCTTCTTTAATTCAGCTTTCATATAATTGATACATAAGCGTAATCCATCCTTATCACGCAAAGTACCAACCATACGAAGAGCTATAGTGCGCACCAAAT